AGGATCAGGCAAGTCGCACTTCTTTGCCGAACACTTGATTGAGCAATGCTTGCTTGAACGCGGGACTAGAGCCGTGTGTATTCGGGAAGTACAAAAGACCCTGAAGGAATCTAGCAAGCGCCTTGTTGAGGACAAGTTGCAGCAGTTCGGAATCTGTGAAGCGGACGGATTCAAGGTATTCAACGAAGTCATAGAAACACCTGGGGATGGTCTGATTACCTTTCAGGGCATGCAGGATCACAATGCCGAATCAATCAAGTCGCTGGAAGGCTACCGAATTGCGTGGATTGAAGAAGCGCAAAGCCTTAGCGAACGTTCGTTAAGCCTGCTCAAGCCGACCATTCGACTGGAATCATCTGAAATATGGGCAAGCTGGAACCCGCGTAGGAAGTCTGACGCTATCGACAAGTTTCTTAGGGGTAGCGACCTGCCTACTGGCGCGGTAATCGTAAAAGCAAACTGGAAAGATAATCCGAAATTCCCTCATGTCTTGGAGATAGAACGACAGGACTGCTTAAGGCTGACGCCAGAACAATATGACCACATATGGGAAGGCGGCTACGCTCAGGTATTGGAAGGCGCTTATTACGCCAAGTCGATAGCGCAAGCCAAGCAGGAAAACAGGATAGGACGAGTATCGGCCGATCCGCTGATGACTCTTCGGATATTTGTGGACATTGGTGGAACTGGCGCGAGAGCTGACGCATTTGCAATGTGGGTAGCGCAATTCATTGGCAAGGAAATCCGGGTGCTCGACTATTACGAACAAGTCGGGCAACCTCTTGCAACACACTTGAATTGGCTGCGCGGCAAAGGTTATATGCCTGACAAAGCACAAATCTGGTTGCCGCACGATGGCGCAAGCAATGAAAAATTGATTGACGCTAGTTATGAGTCTGCTTTGTGCGATGTTGGATATTCGGTAACTGTTGTCCCGAATCAAGGCAAAGGGGCGGCCAGTGCGCGAATAGAGGCAGGAAGAAGGTTATTCCCGGCTATGTGGTTCAACCAGGAAACCACGCAAGCCGGTTTAGAGGCCCTCGGCTGGTATCACGAAAAGCGGGACGAAAACAGGAATATAGGACTTGGCCCGGAACATGATTGGGCATCGCACGGCAGCGATGCGTTCGGCCTTATGTGTGTAGCGTATGAGATGCCAAGCAGTCAAATAGTGCCAAAGATTAACTATAAGAGGACTTTCATTGCATGAAAATGACAGACGAACAACTGCTATCAATCCTCCAAAAGCGTGAGGATGATGCTGCCTCTTATGTGTATGGGGAGCTTGCCGGAGAACGCGAGGCCGCGATAAATGAATACTATCGCCAGCCGTATGGGAACGAAGAAGAAGGCTGGTCGGATATTGTCACGTCAGACGTTCAAGATACGGTTGAATGGGTGCTTCCTGGGCTTCTGAAGATATTCACCAGCACTGACAAAGCGGTTTCATTTGATCCACAAACCGAAGCCGACGTTGAGGCGACGGAACAGGCGACGGATAGCTGCAACTACGTGTTCTATAAGCAGAACAATGGCTTTCTTGTGCTTTACACGGCCATCAAGGACGCGCTGACGGTTAAGAATTGTGCCGTGCATTGGCGCAAGGAAACGAAGGAAGTCGTTAGCAACAAGCCGTTTGATGGTGCGACAGGTGAAATGCTGACCTACCTTGTCGAGCAGGGGGCCGAGATTGAGTCTGCTGCTGTAACGCAAGGAATGGATGAATTAGGCAATCCTGTAGAACTCTATTCCGGTATGCTGAAGGCAATGGAGAAGAAGCAAACCATCAAGGTTGAGGCGTTCCCGCCAGAAAACCTGCTGGTGTCAAAAGACTGGAATTCGCCATTACTGGCTGATTGTCCGTATGTCTGCCGGATGATGCAAGTATCGGCTTCAGACCTGAAAGAGATGGGATACGATGTCGAACCATCCGATCTGACCGCATCGGATGGTGTCGATACATTGGACAGGAACAAGGATGCAGATGTCTTTGCGCCGACACAAGACGATGACGAGAGCCAGAATATAGGATTCCTTCGGGTTGAATATGTATTAGTGGATTCCGATGGTGATGGTATCTCGGAACGCAGGGAGATTCTCCGGCTAAAGAACAAGATACTCAGTAACGAAGTATGTGCGAACGTGCCGATTGCCACGGCCTCACCGATTCTTAATCCGCATCGGTGGGACGGGATGAGTTTGGCGGAAGCGGTATCCGACCTGCAAAAACTGCATACCGAACTGCTGCGGCAAACGCTGAATAGTGCTTACCTTGCCAACAATCCACGAACCAAGGTGCTAACGGACTCGAATTGGACGCCGTATGCAAACATTGATGACCTGTTAGATTCCAGGCCGGGTGGGATTATCCGTGAACGTCAAGGCGGTGCGGTTAATGAATACGTGACGCCATTCGTGGGCGGACATACGCTCGGCCTGATGGAATACGTTGCCACGCTGCGCGAAAATCGTACAGGCGTTACACGATATAACCAAGGCATTGACGCCAATAGTCTAAACAAGACGGCGAGCGGTATTAATGCCATTATGACGGCCTCGCAACAGCGCATGGAATTGGTAGCGCGGATTTTTGCCGAGGTACTGCTCAAGCCGATATTCCAAGGGATATTGAAGCTGCTGACAGAAGGTGGAATCGAGCAACTATCCTTCCGTTTGCGTGACAAGTTTGTGCAGTACGATCCGAATACATGGCGCGATTGGTACGACATGACGATCAATGTCGGACTTGGCACGGGCAATACAGAAGCGCAAATACAGCGATTGCAGATCATTCTGATGGCGCAGAAAGAGGCATTGCAAATCGGGATTGCCAGCAAGAAAAACATTTATAACGCGCTGGCTAAAATTACCGAGGCGGCAGGATTCAAGAACATTTCAGACTTTTGGACTGACCCGGAAGAACAAAGCATTGATCCGTCTGCATTAATGCAGAAAGTGCAGCAAATGCAGGAATTCATTCGACAGCATCAAGAGGAATACCAAAAAGCATTGCATGAAAACGCCACGCTCAAGTTGAGGCTGGAAAACAAGGCCGGAGAACTTAATCTGAAGGAAAAGGAACTCGGCCTAAAGTCGAATGATGAAAAGATCAAAGCGGATACAGACATTGTTGTCTCAAGGATAGAGGCGCAATCTGCCGAACGCATTGCCGCAATGGAATCCGACGTGCAAAACATGGCTACGCAACTGCAAGGACTGCAAACAATTTTCCAAGCGGCCATGCAAGCACGTGAGCCGGTACAGGATAGTGTGGGTGCGCCAAAGCGCAAGACGGTGGTAATACAAGCCCCAAGTGGTCAGACCTACACAGGGGTAATCGAGGAACAGGACGAAGACAGCCAATAGGAGCAGGATATGAACACACTTTATAACGGTCAAAGCGCATTACTTCCAATCCAAGCCGGGGAATCCATCGCTGTAAGTGCGGCAACCGGAACGATGACGCTAACAATTACCGATGGAGCTGGAAAAGGGACGGTATTGGCCTCTGGAACATCAGGGGGAACATTTGGGCCATACGCAAGCCCAATTATCGTTAGGCTTGAATCGAGCGTATTAAGCGAAGTCGATTATGACATTGCTGTAAATCCTGCAATTGAATCTGATACGTTTGCAAGGTATGAAATTACGGATGGCGACGTTACCGGGCTGACGGGGCCGGACGGTACGGCATATGCACTCTACGCCAGCACTACCGGCGAATACAACACCGTTGGTGGTTATAATGCGCTTTACTCCAACACTACCGGCGAATACAACACCGCTAGTGGGTATCAAGCGCTCTACTCCAACACTACCGGCGAATCCAATACCGCAAATGGTCGAGCGGCGCTCCTCAGCAACACTACCGGCGAATACAACACCGCTAGTGGTCAGGCGGCACTCTATTACAACACCACAGGCAGTCACAATACCGCGAGTGGTATGCAGGCGCTTTTCAGCAACACCACAGGCGGCAGCAACACCGCTAGTGGTCAGGCGGCACTCTACTCCAACACCACGGGCGACCGTAACACCGCAAGCGGTCAGAATGCGCTCTACTACAATACCACAGGCAGTTACAACACCGTTAGTGGTCAGGCGGCACTCCACTCCAACACCACGGGCAGTTACAATACCGCGAGTGGTGTGGATGCACTCCACTACAACACCACAGGCTACAGCAACACCGCTAGTGGGTATCAAGCTCTCAACAGCAACACCACAGGCGGCAATAACACCGCAAGCGGTGTGAATGCGCTCTATTACAACACCACAGGCAGTTACAATACCGCAAGCGGTGTGAATGCACTCCACTACAACGCCACAGGCGCAGAAAACACCGCGAGTGGGTATCAAGCGCTCTACTACAACACCACGGGCAATTACAACACTGCGAGTGGTCATAATGCGATCTACTCCAACACCACAGGTGTTGACAACACCGCGAGTGGTCAGAATGCGCTCTACTCCAACACCACCGGCAGTTACAATACCGCGAGTGGTCAAGCGGCGCTCCAAGGCAACACCACAGGCAGTTACAACACCGCTAGTGGTCAGAATGCGCTCCTCAGCAACACCACTGGTAACTACAACACAGCTAGTGGTCAGAATGCGCTCAACTCCAACACCACAGGCAGTTGCAACACTGCTAGTGGTCAGGCGACGCTCTACAGCAACACCACTGGCGAATACAACACCGCTAGTGGTATGAATGCGCTCTATTACAACACCACGGGCGGCGGCAATACCGCTAGTGGTCAGGCGGCGCTCCACTACAACACCACTGGTAACTACAACACTGCAAGTGGTGTGCAGGCGCTCTGTTACAACACCACAGGCAGTTACAACACCGCGAGTGGTTATTATGCGCTCAACAGCAACACCACGGGCAATTACAACACCGCTAGTGGGTATCAAGCGCTCAACAGCAACACTACGGGCATCGACAACACCGCGAGTGGTGTGAATGCACTCTATTCCAACACCACAGGCTACGGCAACACCGCAAGTGGTACATATGCGCTCTACGCCAACACCACAGGCTCCGGCAACGTGATGCTCGGCGGGGTGAACTCGGCTGGCTCATACGCACCTGTTTTTAACCCGACTACCGAGAATGATCGCGTTTGCATCAGCTCCACGTCTGTTACAAATGCGTACATTCAAGTGGCATGGACGGTTGTTTCGGATTTGCGAGACAAAAAGATTCTTGGGGATGTTCCTCTCGGGTTGGATTTCATCACGAAGCTGAATCCGATTAAGTATCAGTTCAAAGAATCTCGTGACAGTGATGCCGTTCACGGCCCGGTTAAATACGGCTTCGGCGCTCAGGATGTGCTGGCCTTGGAAGGTGCCGATGCCGTAATCGTTGACACTGAAG